TTGGTTTGACAATACCATTAACCATGCTTGGTGGATATGCATCTAAAGCATTTAGAGAATTAGAAGAATCTATAGTTAAGTTTAGACGTGTTTATGGTGATGCATTTACTAACGATGCAGAAGTTGATGCAGCAGTAGAAAATATTAGAAAACTTGCAACCGAATACACAAAGTTTGGCGTTGCTGTAACTGAAACTATGGATATGGCTGCAACTGCAGCAGCAGCAGGCTTTAAGGGAGCAGATCTAACTAGACAGGTAGAAACTGCAACTAAGTTAGCGGTACTTGGACAAGTAGAGCAGCAGCAAGCACTTGAAACAACAATATCTTTACAGAATGCTTTTGGATTGTCAAGTGATCAACTAGCAGAAAAAATTAACTTTCTAAACGCAGTAGAAAACCAAACTGTTCTTTCTATTGAAGATTTAACAATTGCAATTCCAAAGGCTGCACCAGTTATTAAACAACTTGGCGGTAACGTAGAAGATCTTGCATTCTTCTTGACTGCTATGAAGGAAGGCGGTATTAATGCATCAGAAGGTGCTAACGCACTTAAGTCTGGTCTTGCTTCATTAATTAACCCTAGCGAAAAAGCAGCCAAATTCCTTGGTGCAATGGGAATCAATATTAAGGGACTTGTTGAAGCAAACAAGGGAGACATTAAGGGAACTGTTGTAGGATTTGCTAGAGCACTAGATGAACTAGACCCACTTAATCGTGCTCGTGCTATTGAACAATTGTTTGGTAAATTCCAGTTTGCTCGTTTGTCTACATTATTCCAGAATGTATCTAAGGACGGAACGCAGGCTGCAAGAGCATTCCAGTTAACTGGAGCATCTGTTGAAGAGTTAGCAATTCTATCTGAACGAGAAATGAAGAAGATAGAGGAGTCTGTCGGCGTTAAGTTCCAGGCTGCTTTAGAACAATTCAAGCAAGACATCATGCCACTTGGCAAGGCATTCCTTGAAGCAGTAACGCCAATAGTAAAATTTTTTGGAAGTTTGTTTGAAAAGTTTAATGGACTTAGCGATCAAACCAAAAAAGTAATAACCGCTATAGTTGCAGTTGTTGCTGGTATAGGTCCAGTAGTTCTGATGACATTCGGTCTTTTAGCCAATGGTTTGGCAAACCTTATTAAACTTTTTGCAACAATAAGAGGCGGAATCGCAAAGTTAAATGGTCAAACAAATGTTTTAGGTGCAGGATTTAATTATGTAACGCAAGAACAATTAGAGCAGCAAGCAGCAGGACAAGCACTACATAATACTCATACTAGATTAACTGAAATATTTAATATTGAAAAAACAGCAGCAATGCAATTAGCATCAGCGTATGCGTCATTAAGTTCTCAGATGAGGTCTATGGCAGCACAAAACCCAGCACTGTTTGCTGGAGGTATGGGTGGAGCAAAACGTGCAGTAACTAAGTTACCACCAGCAAGAAAATATAAAGATGGAATTATTTCTGTGCCAGGTCCAAAGGGTGCAGGAGATGTTGTCCCAGCAATGCTTTCTCCAGGAGAAGCAGTTATACCTACAGAGACTACAGATAAATATAGAGGTTTAATTACTGCAATGTTCCAGGATAAGGTTCCAGGCTTTATGGCTGGAAGACTTCCAGGTGGACCAGGTAGAGGGATACCGCTTTCTGCAGGACCAGAGGCAGTTAGAAAAGCGCAACAAGCAAGAAACAGAAGAAGAGATGATGCTCGTCAAGGATATGATGAACCACATCCAGAGAGACAGTCAGGCGCTGTTTTTGTTGGTATGCCTAAGTCTGCTAAAGAGGCATCGCAATCTAGAGAAATAGTAGACAAGATAGCAAAGAACGTAAGAGATGGAAAATATGGAGATGTTGCTCCTACTGATTTTGGCACAATGCTCCAGCCATTTTCTGGAAGAAGTTTCCCTGTCAGAGGAGTTGGCGGGGTATACAGAAAGCCTAATGGCAAGATCGTAGTAGTAAAACCAACAATAGATGAGAAGACAGCATTAGCAGAAGTTCGTGCTACTCAGATTGCTAGAGAAGTTCATGGTTTGGTATCTCCAAAACAAAGTATTAAGACTATGATTGATCCAACAGATCCTTCAGGTCAAAGAAAGTTTATTGTTATTGAGTCTCCATATGATCCACGAATAGCAGCAATGGATGGCAAGTTCTCTCAGTCTGACATGGTTAAGCAGTTAGTTGCATCAACCCTTAGAGCAGATAAAGATTTACAAAAGGCAAATCTTTCTGGAAATGTTTTAGCAGATGTTGGAACTGCTGGAGTATTTGATAGAGCGTCTGGCTTTAGAGATTTCTCTAAGGGATTGCCAAGCATGGAACAGCAAGCGCTTATCAACTTACTAGGTGTAAAGGGTGGTGCGAAAAAGTTCTTTGCACAAGAAACTTCAGGCCTTGCTGCAAACATGACACCAGCACAATATGATGCTGCCATAAAAGCAGAGATAAACAAATCTATTCCAAGATTAGAAAGAGTACTTAAGTCTTGGGATTTAACACCAGACGAGCAAGTTGTTTATAATGACATGCTTAAGAGACTTAAGGATGGCGCAAAAACAGATTGGTCACAACTTCAATCTGTTCATGCTCGTGCAGGAAGTGGAGTTGTAAAAGCACTTGAAGGAATAGATCCAGGAGCAACAAATTCACTTGCAGAAGAGCAACTCAGAAAGTATCTTCTTCCACCAGGAACACAAGAAAAAACTTTAATAGAAGAATTAAAGAGAACTGCAAATAATGATTTTATCAGAGAACTAGATAGAGTTGATCCTCAAAGAAGAGCAGTTATCGAAGCAGCATGGAAGGGTGGGGTAGCAGCAGTACCACCATCTGGCAGAGAGCAAAATTTCACCTCTCCAAGACAAACACAGTTTATGAATGAACTTAGCAAGATGCACCCAGTCATGGTAAATGGTGAAGTAAGATATATTCACAAGCAAGACCTAGATGCATTTTTAGCAGATCCAGATGGAAGAGCAAAATATTCTAGATCAGCAAAGCAAGTTACAGATATGATGTTGTATCGAATGGGAGTTATTCCAAACGAGAAGGGCAGACTTGTTTCTGGAGGAAAGTTCCAGGGAAGATTTGCAAGCATTGAGCCTTTTGTAACAGCATTAAGGTCAACTGGAAAACAGGCTGGTGGTGGAAAGGCAAATATATCAAATATCGTAAAGCCATTTGCCACAAAAGAAATTCAAGAATATAATGCAAGAATCGGTAATCCACTTACAACAAAAACAGGAAGAGCCATGTTGGCTGCTGGATATACTCCAGACGAAGTTAGAGGTTTATTAAAAGAAAATCTTTCACATATAAAACAAGAAGTTACAGGTCGCCAAGGCGCACTAAAGATGAAAACTGGCGAAGCATTATATGACGCCAGAATCTTAAACAACTACATGAATGCAAAGAGAAGAGGATTAAACATACTCGATATCTTTAACAAAGATAATGTGCTTGGTTTATCAGAAATAGAAAATAGAGAATATAGAAAAGCAGCAGAATTTATGGCAAGAGGAAGCCATCCAAAAAATCCACAAGAAAGAATGTTGCTTGCTAAGGCAGCGCAACTAGATCAACTTGTTATAGACTATAAAGCAAATGGTGGCAAGGTAGCAGGTAAGTATTTACCAGCAGATTTAAGAACACCAAAAATGCTACTCACCTTATTATCAGATCCTCAATTCCAGCCAGGTAACGTAATGAACCTTGCTGCTCAATCAGCAGATGAAGTACTTGTTGCTGCAAAAAGAGGTGAAAGCCTTGTTAACAGAGATTTGACTGCTAAGGAAAAGATTAATAGCAGTAACAGTTCTCCTATGCCAAAGGGAACAGTTGGTGTGGATGAAAGAGGCAAGCGCACTTCTGATAATGTAGTTGTTAGAAGGGGACGTGGTCAAGCAATTGCAACTGCATCACAGGCTGCAAGACTTAGAATGCTTCCTGGTTTTGAGGGTGGAGATAGTGCTTTACGTGGCGGAGGAATTACTAATCCTACTAGACGTCAGGGAGACATAGCAGTAGACCTGCGTAGACGAGGTGTTAGCCAGTCTGAAATTGATAAGATATTAAGAAGCCTTGCAAAGAAAGAAATAAGGGCTAAAGAGGTAGCCGTTGCAGCATCAGAAAAGGCAGCAAGAACTGAAGCAGCAAAACAAAAAGAACAGGCAGCACTTCAAAAACGACAAACTGAGGCTGCAAGAAAAAGATTCCTTGAGAATGAGCGTAGAGCAAGATTAAATGCTGCACAAGCAAAGTACTATGATGATGCAGTAAAAGAAGATCAAAGAAGAACATTAAAACAATTAAAGCAAACAGAAAAAGCAGAAAGAAACCAGCGAAAGTTAGTCCGCCAAGAAAAGGTAAATAGATTCTCTGGCGGAGCCTCCATGGCTCTTGGAACTGCAGGTATGGGCTTAATGATGGCTGGACAGCAGACTGCTGGTATGGTGGCAATGGGTGCATCTGCAGTTGCTGGAATGGCCCCTATGCTTGCTGGAATGGGTCCTCTTGGATGGGCTATTACTGGATTAACTGCTGCTGCTGGAGCATTTTTATTAACTGACAGGGCAGCAAAGAAGGCAGCAGAATCACAGTCTAAGTATGTTGACTCAATTTCAGCAACTACAGAAAAGATGGCACAAATAGGACAGTTAACTAATACTGTAGGTGCTAGTGAGATTTATGCAAGAAAGAGACAGGCTGGTGCTGCAGATAGATATACTACTGGTTTTGAAAGAGGTAAGCAGCAGTTTGGTGAAACATTTATAGACAGCGAAGTTGGTAAGTCAATATTTGAATCATTTAAACAAAATATGACTGCTGGAGGAATAGATGCCGTTAAGGCAATATCAGTTCAATTAGCAGCATATGTCTCTGATGGAGTTATGACTGCAGAGCAAGCACATAGCGTCGCTTCACAAATCGGTATTGAATTAAATAATACAACATTGATATCACAAATTAGCGGACAACTACTAGATCTCATAGGACCAGAAGGACAAGACTTAACTAAAGATCCATTAAATGTTAGAATGAATTTAGTTCAAGAGCAAAGATCGGTATCAACTGGGGCAACTAAAGGTCTATCTAAAGAAATAGATAAGTCTTTGCAAAGTACCGAAGAGTCTGTTGGTGAAAGATATAAGAGACTATTTAACCCTAAAAAAGCATGGGACGAAATAGCACTACCTGCATTTACTGAAACTGATGCAGAAAAGTCAGCAGCACAGATAGCAGCAATTAATGCTAATAACCTAGAACTAAACTTAGCGCAACAAGACTCTTTATCAAAACAATATGATACTGAAATCAAAAAATTACAAGCACAAAAAGCAGCAACTGCAGATAAAGCAAAACAAAAAAAGATAGATGATGAAATATTAACTCTTGAAGGTCGTAAGCAGTCAGGACTTGATGCATTAAGAGAAAAGAATAGGGCACTTTTAAATGATCAGATTAAGGCATTTAGAACTGCTTCAAAAAATATGTTTACAAAAGACGCATTTTTAAATTCATTAGATTCTCAAGTAAATGCTAAGTATGAGGGAAATCCTTTTGCAAAAACATTTTTACAAAAAGCAAAAGATTTAGATTCAGAAGAAATTGAAGTAAAGATTAAAACAGTTGTTGCTGGAGGAGATCTTACTCCTGAATCTGGAGAAAGACTCATAGAAATATTTGGTGATGACGAAAAGGGACTAGAGAAAAATTTAGATTTAGCACTAACAAAACATGATCCAGGAGCAGTAACACAATTAATAAATGGTCTTGGCGGAGTAGAAAATGACGTAGCGAAAAAAATTCTTGTAGATGTTCTAAAAAAGAATCCACAGGAGTTTGAAAAGACTGCCTCCGCAATAGCCTTAGTTCAAAAGATGGCTGGCAAGGAAGTTAACATTCAAGCATTCTTCTCTTCAGAAAATGCATTAACAAATCTTGAAGATTTGCAAAAGGCATTAGAAGAAGTAGAAAAGATAGATACTCCAATAACAAAAACAGCATTAATGGAAATGAAAGAAATTGGAGGGGTTAACCTAGAAGGACTTCTTCCTCTATGGGATCAATGGGAAAACCTTCCAGACGAAACTAAAAAAACTGTCATTCAAGAATATATTACAGTACAAAAAACAATTACAGAGGGTGACGTAAGTGCGGAAATTGCAAGAAGAGTTGCAACTGCTGATAAAAAGAAGCAGGGATGGATCAATGCTTATTATAATACTCCAGCAGGAAGAGAGAAGGTAAGAAATGAACTTGCTGGCCAAAGAACAATGCAGTCAGTAAATCAAGATATTGCAAACGCTAAGGCTGGAAAGTTTGATGATGAAGAAAAGGGTGGCAGTAAGGCAGATCCATTTGCAGACATAATGAAGCGTCTCAAGAATGTCAGAAATGCTGCTTTAAATGCTGCTGGTGGATTTAAAGAATTACAAAAGGCAATGGAGGCAGCAGGCGATAAGTCTGTTGCAAACAAGTTTGTTGGTATAGAACAGCAGTTAATGAATAAGGGTTATAGTCAAGACTTTATTGATTTCATAACACAACTAGACCCAGAAGAACAAAAGAAGTTTGGAAGCACCGCTACAAAGGCTGGAAGTAAGAAGTATAAAGAGTTTGACTACGAAACTGGAAAGATGAAAACCAGAACTCAGAAATACAAAAAGGGAGATTTTGTATTAACTGATCAAGGAAACGCAATGCGTCAAGGAATGGATAAGGCAGTTGTAGGCGAATTCCAGATAGAGCAACAGAATGTACTTAAAAATATAGATGAGCAAAATAAGGCATATGTCAAATTAAAGGCTGCTGGACTATCTAATGTAGAAATACAAAAGGCTATGGAGAATCAGGCATATGTTACAGCCATAGCAACTGGACAAATAACTGCACAAGAATTAAAGACAAACAATGCTTTAACTAAGCAAGCAGTGTTAAGAGAACAAATAAATGGTTTGGTAGACAAAACAAAAACCAACCAAACAAGAATTGACGCTTTAAAGAAAACCCCAGAACTAATTAATTTCTTGTCTGCCTTTAAAACATTAGATGCAGAAGGCAAGGAAGTTGCACTTTCCATTACATCTATATATGATGCAATACAGGACCCAGAAGATTTAATTGCAATGGTTGCAGTAATGGATGCCATTAAGGCTGGAACATTAGACGCTAAAGATGGAATGAAGCAACTGTTTGATCTTATTGCTAGTTCTGAAGCATCAAAGGATCTTGAGAAAAATCTATTGACACCTCTTGAAAAGTTCCAAAAGGCTTATGATGCAGCAATGAAGATTTTTGATGCATACAAGCAGATGGATGAATATACGCTAAAGGCTCCAAAAAATTCAGTAACACCAGAACTTGGCGGAAAAACATTTAAGCAATTGAGCAGAACAAAAACAGAAAGCGACGAAGCATTGTCAGCAATGAATGCTGAACTTGCAATTTATGAGCATCAGATTTCTATGATTCGTGACGAGATTGCAAAGATTGAATCTGATATTGAGAATATGGATGTTAAGGATCTAAACCTTACTATAGACGGACAGAAGGTCACTGGTAAATTAAAGTATGTACTAGAAGATCTTAAGGAAAAGATTGATGACTGGGAAAGAGAAATAGAGATGAAGTATGAGCGTCCTATCAAGACGCTTCAGGATGAATCTAATGTCCTTTCTCATGACCTAGAAGTTATGGATTATAAAGCAGGAAAGATTAATGAAAAGTATGACAAGCAGGCGGAAGCCTTGGCCGAAGTTCAAAAGGTTAATGAGTCTATTATTCGTCAACAGGAGCAGCAACTTGATTTGGCTGATGCCTTAACTCAAGGAGATATTTCTGCTGCTGCTCGTGCTGCTCAAGCAATGAGGGCTGGCAATGCAGCAGATTTTGCTACTGGCCAAAGTGATGCATTACAGCAATCAAGAGAAAATGAAATTAATGGATTAACAAATGCTAATGGATTAACACGAGAACAAATTGAAGAAAGACGTTGGGAAATATCACAAGCAATATATGCACTTGAAAACGATCCAGCAAGACTTGCTCTTCAAAAGAGTATACAAGAAACTAAGGATGCAATATATGCAATAGAAGAAGCAAGAGAAGTTAAACTGCTTGCTATTAGAGCACACGAAGAAAGAATTTATCAAATTGAAAAGGATAAGATTCTTCCATTGCAAAATGCAATTAATCTTGAATTGACAAAAAATCTTGCGTTAGAATATCAGTTAGTCGTTCTTGGAAACATTATTGCTGCAAATGATAGGAATAGAATAGTTGCAGGACAGACAAGAGATCAATGGGAAGAGATGCTTGCCCAGATGACCTTGATGGACGAAAAACTTAGAAAAGAATTAAAAGATGCACTAGATGGCTTTAACGCTCAAAGCGGTACAGCAGAAGATATTTGGAAGAGAATTAAGGATCTTTATGATTCTATTAAAGATAAGACTGTAACCATTACAGTTAATTACGTGACCAATGGTTCTCCAGGTGATGGGTCTACAGGTGATGGGTCAACTGGAGATGGTTCGACAGGTGATGGCTCAACTGGGGATGGTTCTACAGGGGATGGTTCTACAGGCAATGGCTCTACGGGTAATGGATCAACAGGCAATGGCTCTACAGGAGGCTCTAAGAGTGGTTCTGTCGTAACTGGCGGGGTATCTGGAGTAAACCCAGCAACAACACCAACACCATACAAATCTACATACAAGACTATTACTGACCCAACAGCCAAAGCACATGTCAAGAGTATGGAAGCAAACATATCATCCAACATTGCACAAAACTCTACACTGTTCGCACAAAAAATTGCAGAAAAGAAAGCAACAGAAAATGCTGGATCTGTTGCTGGACAACATCTTGCAGATCTTAATAGAATGGCAAATGCTGCTGCACTTGCTAAAAAATACGATGGTCCTGAAGCAGCAAAGAAAAAGGCAGAGGCTGCACAGAAAGCAGCAGCAGATAAGGCAGCAGCAGCAAAGAGAGCAGCAGACCTTAAGAAGTTTGGCGGTAATGCTTCAGCAGCCAACTCATTTGCTAACTGGGGAAAGAGTAAAAATGCTGGTGGCCTAATACAAAGATTTGCTGTAGGTGGCCCAGTAATAGGAACAGATGTTATTCCGTCAATGCTTACTCCAGGTGAATTTGTGATGAGTAGATATGCTGTCGAATCGTTTGGTCTTGATAATATGAAGGCAATAAATAATGGAGAGTCAGTTGGCGACTCAGTGTATAATTATAGTATTAATGTAAATGTTAAGTCTGATGCAAACCCAGACGAAATAGCACAGGCTGTAATGACAAACATACAGAGAGTAAACTCTCAGAAGTTAAGGAGTGTTAGAATATAATGGCAACTACTAATTATATGAATGGTCGTAAAAAATATGGTAGACCACAGGCCATGCTATGGTCTGAAAATTCTGGCAAACTAGAAAATGGTTTGTATATACCTAACGGTCTTGAAATTAATTCTAATCCAGGTTCTGAGGTAGACCCAAACAATATTGATCAATTTTTAATTTTATCAGATGACAATAGATCACCAATAGACATTGGAAAAATAAGAATTGAAAAGCGGGAACGCATGATAAACGGAAGAATGAGATCTTATCATATAGCAGATAAAAGAGTAATAAATCTTAGTTATACTAATTTGCCTTCAAGGTCTTTTGCTTTTAGTCCAGACTTTGATTCTAACGGACAATCAGAAATGACTGGACAATCTGGACTGCCTAACTCTCCAGATGCACAGTATACAACCGACGGTGGTGCTGGGGGAGTAGAATTACTTGATTGGTATGAAAATCATCAAGGATCTTTCTGGTGCTATCTATCATACGATAAGTATTCTGTATTTGGAAAAGATGATTCTGCTTATGCACACCTGCCACAATATAACGAATTAGTAGAAGTTTTCTTTACTGACTTTTCTTATACAGTAAATAGAAGAGGCCCTAAGTTTGATTTTTGGAATATATCCATAGGCTTGGAAGAGGCATAATGTTTTATAATGAAGATTTAAAAAAACATTTAGAGACATCTTCTGTAGTTAAAACTAAAAGTGCTGTCATTGCTGAATGGAATCTGAACTCACCTACCAACATTCTTAAGATTGGTAACTATAGATATAGGCCAACTAGATCAGACTCAGTATATAAAATTATTCCAAGCAACTTTGATCCATCAGAAACTAAGGATACATCGATACCATTTTACTATGGTGCTACAGATGCAGATGTAGTTATTGACGGAGGCTTTAAAGATAATGGTGATCCAATAACTTTAAAGCCTAATAAAGAAAAATTAAAAATGATTTATTCATTAGAGGATTGCTTTAAGCAATTTAGACCAAGATCAGGAATTAATAAAGCAGTATATTTGCCAGGAAATTATTTGCATCATCCTAACATTAATATGGCAAACCGCCCTAGATATTATATGCCAGATGTCAAGGACTCTTTTAAATATTGGACATCATTTAGAACTGAAAATGGTATAGAGTATGGTATATCTCTTTCTAAAAATGGAGAGTTTGCCATTGAAGATACCGCACCATTTATTGTATATAAGGACACTGTATCTGCAAATAGAGTTGTTGTTAAAATGCAAACACATGTAGGCAGTGTAGATCTTGGAACTTTTACTTCCGCATCATCATCAATATCTGATCCATTCTACGGAGACTCCAAAAGGGCAACTCCAGTTAGATGGAAGATCCAGGCTTTAAAAAATAATTCATGGGTTGATCTATTATCTTTTAACCAATCTTCTGTTAGAAAAGACGGAACGCCTATCATAAAAAGTGACGGGTATGTTGAGTTGGCCTATGGATTAAAGGTTCCACAACCATACAGAGATATATTCGTATATGCAGAAAAGTACAGTTCTACAACATTGCTTCCAGAAAAATCTGTTAACGGGTATGCCTATCTAGTATGTACTAATGAAAATGACATAGGTGAATTTCATATCTGGATAGATGAAATTAATGACTACAAGGTTTTCACACCACAATACGGTTGGTATTTAGAAGAGTCAGAAGTAGATAGGCTAACAAACTTTGTAACAGATATGACAAACCCTACAAAGTATATCAATGCTGGTGGTGCTGAGATTTATAGAGAGTTTGATAATATTAGAGGACTTAGAGTTGTTGTTGATACAATGAACAAGTCAAACTGTACTTTTGATCTTATCGAAATGTCCCCACGATTAACGGCAGACATAACAGATAAGACTTTAGATTTTTCTGTAAAAAAGAGTGCTTCAGATTTAGGCGTTAGCGGAATGCCAGTAGGACAACTTTTGGCATCGACTGGGTCTCTTTCTATATTTGATTACGATGATGCTTTTAATGAAAACAATACACAAAGTATAATTAAAAACTACATTAATAGACATATACAAATTAAGTTTTATGATATTGTTTTTAATGTAGATGGATGGGATTATTATATTCCAGTCAAGACTTTGTATTCAGATGGTTTTCCAAAAAGCAATAAGTCAGATCAAACAGTAGAGTTAGAGTTACGAGATTTGTTTTTTTATTTTGAAAACTTAACAGCGCCACAAATTTTAATGACAAATGTATCTCTTAGTTCTGCAGTAGCATTCCTATTAGATTCTGTTGGATTTGCAAACTATACCTTTAAAAGAGTGGCAAATGAAACAGAGTTAATAATCCCATATTTCTATGTAGAGCCAGACGTTAGCGTTGCAGAAGTTTTAGAGCAATTAGCAATCTCGTCTCAATCAGCAATGTTTTTTGACGAATATAATAATTTTGTTATGATGAGCAAAGACTATATAATGCCAACAGCAGATCAAAGACCTATAGATATTTATTTATCTGGAAATGAACCTGACTCAAATTTAAATATTCTTCCAAACATTATTGAAATTGCATCCGAAGAAAACCAAGTATTTAATGATGGCAAGATTAATTATTCTGAAAAATATATTCAAAGATCTGTAGGAACTATTAAGCAAGCAAGCCTAATTGACATGGATAGAAATTGGATTTATAAACCAGTTCTTTTATGGGAAGTTGCTGGAACAGAAAACACTAAATCTGTTAATAATGAAACAGGTATGCAATCTTCATATCTATTAAGTGCTATACCACTGAACTCCAATCTTTCAAATCAAATACCTACAGTTGTAAATAGAGAATTAACAAACAACGTTATAGACTTTGGTGAAGGAATTTATTGGATAGCAAGATATAATGGATATTTTTATTCCAATGGGGAAATAATTAAATATGACGCTGCACAATTTAATGTTGCTAAGTTCGGTAACGTTTGGATTAGCAGCGCCCAAGAGTATGAATATTATTTTTCACAGTTACCGTTTAACGGAAAGATGTACCCAACTGGACTTGTAAGAATATATACTGAGCCTAACTATGAAGAAGTTAACGGAGTATTAAAATTAAAAAATGGAGCAGTCGCTAAACATGGAAGAGGGCAGTTTGGAACTTCTATTGAAGAACATTATGCAGGACTAAACTCGTACTGGAGAGATGACGCAAACGTTAGAGGATGCTCCATGCAGTCAAAGTATTTATTTGAAGACAATACTCAAGCACCAAATACTGTCGAGGGTGCTGCTGGGATTAGTAATGAACTTGCCAAAAAAGCAACAAGAAACGGAATTATAAGAAATTTCATGTCTGCTACTTTTAATGCTGAGTCAGATGTAAATACTTTTACAACGCCAAAATCTGGAACTATTCAATCCTCTGCTTTTGTTATGCAAGGGCCATCGATACCAGTAACAGGAAAGCCAAGAGATTTTATTTCATATGTCTATAAGCCACTTAACAGTAAATTTAAACATTTTGGAACTAGAATGAGAATTGTAGGAAAGATAGAAAATAATGCAAGCCGTGGGCAAACAGCAAACGGCAGCACAAATTATTACACTGTGCCAGGACTAACTCCAGACAGAGACATAACTATTTCTGGGGGTGGTGGAGGACTTGCCATAATGGTAAATCCAGAAACAAATAATGGATACTATTTAGAGTTAAGTGCGCTTGGAAGTTCTAACATATCTACTCTTGAAAAACAGAATGTACACAATGTTATATTCTACAAAATTAAAAAAGACTCTGCTTCTTCTGATGCTATACCAGTAAAAATCTGGGAGGGTTTAGGAAATATTATTGTAGATGATGGTAAGTTTACTGGTCAATATAGAATGGCGTCTGAGCAAAATGTAACAGTTTATGATATTGGAATTGAGTATGAGGCTTTAGGAAATGCAAGAGTTTTTCATTTATACATGAACGGATCATTGCTGACAACAGTTGTAGACCAAGACCCACTTCCAGTATATAATAATATGGCACTTTTTGTTCGTGGCTCATCAAGAGTAATGTTTGAAAATATATATGCACTGTCAAATAACTATAGCCAAAATGCTGTGTTTGCTTTGGATACACCAGTTAATAATATTTTTGATGATGAGATTAATGCTACAGAATCATTTAGAAAGTACGCCATGAGCGGTATTATTCAGGGAACATATTTGTCTGGAATCAGTAGTTCAGATCCTAAGAAGTACAGTATTTATTTTGAAGAGTTTGGAACTATCATGCGTGAGGCTGCCACATTTAATATTAGATATGATAAAGCCTATCCAGCACTTTATGCAAAGATGTCTCCAACGTTTAACAAGATAAAGGGATACACGGTTTCTGGATTTAGAGCGGGTTCTTACGGTGCAGAGTTTATGATATTTAATGCTACAGACACTGCGTTAAGTTTAGATGAAACAACTGGAAACTATTTAAGAATTCAAGGAGTGACCTTTACTCAAGAATCTAATGGAGAGTTAACGGTAGATGAATACTATTCTAAAAATAGTTCTTTGTCTGATCCAACTATAGAAGGGTCCAATGTTGTTGTGTCTCCTTTTAAAATAAATAAAGAGTATGAAGATATTAAGTTAAGCAGAATGACTTATGGCAAAAAAGATTTTTCTATTCAAACTGCATATATTCAAACGCAAGATCAAGCAAATAGTTTAATGAAGTGGCTATTGTCAAAAATAGTCAAACCAAGAAAGTCTATTGGCGTTAAGATTTTTGCTAATTCTACAATTCAATTAGGCGATATTGTTTCTGTAAAATACACAAAAGATAATATTCAAAAAATTACAAATGACAGATACGTTGTATACTATATTGAATATAGTAAAGGAACAGAAGGTCCAGATATGACAGTATACTTAAGTGAGGTAAAGTAATGGCAACTAATTCAACTCCACAAATTCCACAGTCCAGCCCAAGTATTGCTAGACCACTGGCAGTTAAGCCAGCAACACCAGATTTAATAATTACTCCACCTGACACTGTTCCTATTGAGATAATGACTGATTTAATATTTGAGGATATAGGTGGTCATGAAATCATTACCATATCTAGAAGTGATTTAATTAATGGAGAAAACGTAGTTTATAGTCCTATTAAAAATCTAAGTTCTATATTTTTTCAATATAACCCTCAAAATATTCTTGCATTACAAAAAACGGCAGATTCATATTTTAAAAATTTTCCAATTAAACTTAGCGACAGAATCCCAGAATGTGGTACGGGATATACGCTTGACACCGTTGATCCTACGAAGCAGATAGAAAACTGTAAAATAGTATATACAGATCCAAGAACTGGGGATATCGTAATCAACGTTATTAATATGGGTAAAGAAGAGCAGGTAGAGGTTCAAATCCTTCAGCAGGGGATTGTTCTTAGTGATACAATATACGAGGTGGAATAACTATGATAACTAATAATGGAAAAAATATAATTGCTAAATACCTTGTGGGTCAGTCCCCAGCGTATGCTTCCTATATTGCCGTGGGCTGTGGAGCAAAGCCATTAGATCCAGACCCAGAAGTTCCATTTGGAGATTATTCTAACCAAACCTCACTGGACTTTGAAATGTTTCGTGTTCCAATTACATCTAGAGGATATATAAAGGATGACGATGGAACTGCTAAAGTTGTACTTACAGCAGAACTTCCAACAGAAGAAAGATATGAGATTTCTGAAATTGGAGTTTATTCTGCGGGTGCAAATCCAACTGCTGGTGCTTATGATAGCAAAACATTATTTTCATTTTCTGAGTCAGAAGGTTGGGAATATAATAATCAAATTGCATTAATACCAAAATATGAACCACTAGATTCCACTGGCTCTAGCGGAGAAATACATATTAAAGACAATGGTTCAGACCTGATGGCATTTACTACAAATGCAAATAATAGAATCTTTACAAACCCTGAAAGAGTTGAGCGGTATGAAAGATGTAGATTTTTAAATAATATTGTAATTACAAATGGGTCAATGTCAAATCTATCAACAGAAATGGTAGGTGGGGTAAAAAGACTTAAGGCAAACACTGGAAGCAATTATGTAGGTCTAACTGGAACAGCATTAAACTTAAGTAAAAATGCTCCTACGGATGAAATAAGACTTGCCTTTTCAGTTGTAAATAAAAATGCAAATAATGTTTCACCAATTAATCCAGACAAGGTGTATATATTAATTGAGTTTTCAGACACAGATGTTTATGGAGAAGGTCAGTGGGCAAGGTTTGAGGCAATCATAGAAGACTACGATTTTGCAACTAATAGATATATTGTTAGTACTAAACAATTACAAGAACTAAGAAAAAGCAGCACGGGATTTAACTGGGACTCTGTAAACACTATAAAGGTTTACACCTCAGTGTTTATTGAAAACGATGTTCTTTCTGATGACTTTTATATTTGTTTAGATGCTGTTAGACTAGAAAATGTTACATCGATAAATCCTTTGTATGGTTTGGTTGGGTACTCTGTAATTAAAAACATAGACGCTGCAACTGTGATTAAAGAATCAAACACAACAAGTTATATTGAATTTAGATTTGGGATGAATATTAATAATGGCTGATCAAGGTGTTAAAAAAATAATTATTCCAAGATCATCTCTGCCACCAGCAGGCAAGGATGGAGAATACCTGGTTCGCTATAGAATAGCGTCACAAGATAAAAACAGATACTCCCACTGGTCTTTAATTCATAAAGTTATTGGAAAAAGCCTACAGCCAGTGAGTGGCAGAATTGAGAGGGTTAACTCTATCATTGTAGTTGCCTGGGACTCTGTACCAAATATATTATCTTATGATATATTTACAAAATATAATAATGAAACAGAATATACATACCATGGAACCGCTACTTCAAATAACTATTCTATTATTAGTCAGGGTGGAACCAGTATCGATATAGCGGTACAAATAGGCGGTATATTCAAAGAACGAAGAGATAGTAATACTATCTATACTGGAACTTTAAGTTTGGTATAATTATACAGGAGGAAACATGGCACAAATATCACCACCAGAACGAGGACAGCCTTTAGACGTAAACTATATTTATAGTATAGTTAATGCAGTAAATGAGTTGTCTAAGCAAATATCACCATCATCTTCAAAGTATGTAACGATTGATATCCCAGGAGATGGGCCAAGATCTGTTAAGGCTTCTGAGGCAAGAATTATTGGAACAGAAAAAGTGGTTGTAACTAACTCATCAAAAAATATTGGCGATGAGGAAACTTTTGAGTATGTGTTTCCAGCAGAGTTTAAATTTAAACCAGTAGCAACTGCTACTCCAGTCAACATAGGTCAGACCAATGCTGGAGAAAATGTAACCGTAGTTTTAAAAAGTGTAGGAACTTCACGTGTGGAGGGCCTAGTTCGATTTAATGAAACTGGAAACTTATCTGTATCCGTAAACATATTGGTCGTCGGCATACCTCTTTAATGATAAGTTGTAAGAAATGTTTTCGCAAAATGTTAATAGACAGGGTATACAACTCAGTCTCACATTTAGAGATATACTGTTTGGCTTGTGGATCAAGAAGATTTTTCCATCCGCCATCTGATTCAGAGGAAGGTCGATGGCTACTAAAAAAGGAAATAGAACGAGCCAAGAGTACAATGGCGCTCCTGTAATACCTGGGAATAAAAAAGTTTGGTTTTTAAATAAAGATCTTGTTAGGATTGTGCATTATAACAGATCAAACGGCATTATGTCAATATACAATATTAACAAAGATAGATTAGAAAGTTGTTTGATTAATGATTTTAAAACTAAAAGAGAACGTGCTTACACTGTAGGAGAGACTGCTGATCTTGTTAATAGGCATAAAAAGTATATGCCATCATTAATGAAGCGTGGAATTATTCCATTTCCAACAGGATCACAAAAAGGTGGTGAGCGTGGATGGCAGGTAAGATCTTATTATTCAGAATCGCAAGTAAGAGAGATTCGTGATATACTGGCTACATACCATATTGGTAGACCAAGAAAAGATAACTTAATAACAAACGATATCACACCAACAAAGGCTGAGTTGACTCGCAGGATGGGTGATGGTATACTTACATATACGAAGACTGAAGACGGTAGATTTATACCAATTTGGTCTGAATCAATATAACAGAAGGGTATGAAATGGAAAACGAAGATACAAAAGTATCAGTAACAATTGGATATACACTAAACCTTGGAAACTTTCAATCACTAAGACTTGATCTTGGTGTTGTTGATTCAAGACGTAATGGAGAAACTCCAGACCAGGCTTTTGAGCGTGTGTATAAATTTGTTGAAGATAAACTAGCAGCAAAGATAGCAGAAGCAAAGGTTGAACTAGAAGAAAGCAACTAGTATGACCGACAAGCAGAGTAAGTGGGCATTGCTTAGTCGTTTTGACAAGCACTATAAGTTTAAGATGGGGCATGCTCCAACACATAATAAGTGGAAAGAGCAGAAGTCAGCAGAAGTTCTTGTTGAGTCCTATACCCTAGAAACTTGCTATGCTTTGCTAGAATACTATTTTGAAGTTACAGATAATCCTACTTGGAATCATTTCTCGTACATTGCAGATGATATACTAAAAGCAAAGACTATAGAAGAAAAAGACTTACATGATCGTGAACAACGTAAACAATTAGCAAAGGAGTGGTTGAGTGAATAATACAGAGTCTAAACTAATCTCAGCCGTTCTTCAAGACAAGCAAGCGCATGTTTTGTTGCAGGCAAATGTAGAGAATATACTAACCACACACCTAGATGTATGGCAGTTTATTAGAAAGTATTATGAGGGGAATGGCACAGTTCCTCCAGCAGACCTAGTTGTTGAAAAGTTTAGGGACTTTGATCCAGTTAGTGGTGTTGGTTCTACAAAGCATCACCTTGAAGAATTACAGTCAGAGTATTTAACAAATAGTTTAAAAGATATTATTAGATCTGCTGCTACTGACGTGCAGGGTGGCTTAGGATTAGATGCCCTTGAATCTCTTATAACTAAAACAGCAGAACTTAGAAAAAATACAGCAGCCATTCGTGATATCGATGTTACAGATTTAGATTCTGCAGTTGCATATTTTGAAAATCTAAAGAAGCAGCAGGAGTCTGGAGCGCTTGGTATTAAAACAGGATTGCCAGGTTTTGATAATTATTTACCTTCAGGAATTATGCCAGGGCAACTAGGAGTCTTCCTTGCATACCCAGGTATTGGAAAGTCTTGGTTGTCTCTCTACTTTGCCGTCCAGGCTTGGAAGCAGGGTCGTAGCCCTATGATTATCAGCCTTGAAATGTCTGAGGTCGAAGTTCGTAACCGTGTATTTGCAATTATGGGAGAGGGACTTTGGTCACACAGAAAGTTAAGTTCTGGCAATATTGAAATGGATATGCTTAAGTCTTGGCACACAAAAACTGTTCAGGGTAGACCAGAGTTCCATATCATATCAAACGACACTGGTGGAGATATTAATCCAATGGTACTTCGTGGAAAAATTGATCAGTACAAACCAGACTTTGTAATTGTTGACTATTTACAATTAATGTCACCAAACCAAAAATCTGACAACGAAACAGTTCGAATGAAAAACCTTTCTCGTGAATTAAAACTAATGGCTATTTCGGAAGAGGTTCCAATCATTGCTATATCTTCTGCCACACCAGATGATGTTACTAAACTTGAGACAGTGCCAACTCTTGGTCAAACTGCATGGTCAAGACAGATTGCTTATGATGCTGACTGGGTTCTAGCATTAGGTCGAGGGGCTAATAGTGATATTATTGAGTGTGTATTTAGAAAGAACCGTAATGGTTTTATGGGTGAGTTCTTAGTTCAGGCGGACTTTGATAAGGGATATTACAGGTATAAGGATTATGAAGATAAGTCAGTATAATATGCTCCATGGAGACATTTCAGCACAAGCCTATAAAAAGGTTTGCTTTGGACGGGGTCATTAATGATGACGCTGCCATATACAGATTACAGCAGGAATATATCAGGCTACTGGTATCAGAGATGCGATTATCTGGCTATGCTCCAAGAATTGACATCGATCCACAATTTACATTATCATATAACGAAAACAAAAATTATTTTCAATTCCAATTAAGCGTATACGGAATATATGTAGGGAGAAAGAAATCAGAATGGATACTAGGGATAGACGGAACCAAGCCAGTATATACACAGCAGATCAAATCAAAAGAGTACTCGCAGGATCTGGCGTAACTGTAGAAAAAGAAGCAGAGTCTGAATACATAGTATTTTGCCCATTCCATTCAAATCATAGAACACCTGCTGGAGAAATAAATAAATATACTGGATTGTTCTTTTGTTTTTCATGCAGCAAAACAGCAGACCTAATAGAACTCGTAATGTATTTTTCCAATAGAACATATTTTGAGTCTGTTAGATTTATTAAGAGCAAAGAGGTTGAGACAAACATCCTGTCTGAGGTTAATAATAAGTTAATTGAAAAAGAAGAGTGGACAGAGTTTGATATGTCTGTTGTTAATAGGCTTCACGAACAGGCGCTTAATTCCGAAAGAGCAAAAGAGTATTTTGTTAAAAGAAAGATTACTAAGGAATCTGTTATAAAGTTTAAACTTGGCTATTCTGAAAACCAAGATATGGTTTCTATCCCAATACAAAATAGTGATGGGCTGTGTGTAGGGTTTGTTGGAAGATCTGTTGAGGGTAAAGACTTTAAGAACACATCTAGACTTCCAAAGTCTAAATTACTATTTAATTTAAATAGAGTAAAGACTGCATCTAAGGTTTATGTAGTGGAGTCATCCTTTGATGCCATTAGGTTAGACCAGGTTGGCTTTCCAGCCGTTGCGACATTGGGTGCTAACGTATCATCCAAACAAATAGATTTGCTTCAAAAATACTTTAGTGATATAATTATTATTGCTGATAATGATGAGGCAGGCGGTAACATGAAAGAAAAGATAGTCGAAAGACTAAATGGAAATGTTACTGTGATTAACTTAGATAAACAATATAAAGATATAGGCGACATGGACGACAAGTCAATAAAAGAATTGGAATACCAATTTGACAAATCAATATTGTCTATGCTACAATAGAAAAAACAAGGAGAAATAATGAATAAAATAGTAGGACTAAAAAACATCAATGCTTTACTAGATAAGAAGACAGACGAAAACGGTCCAAAGGTTCGCTGGCTAAAGTTAGCAGACGGCCAGGCAGTAAAGATTAGATTTATTGAAGAGTTGGACGAAGACTCTGCAAACTATAATGAAAAGCGTGGACTTGCATTCGTTGTTAAGGAACACACAAATCCAAAGGATTACAAGCGCAAGGCTGTAGACACAATGGATACAGAAGGCCGTGACTGGGCTGAAGAGATGTATCGCAAGGATCCAAAGGGAAATAGTGGATGGCGTGGTCGTCTTCGTTTCTATTGCAACGTTCTTGTCGACGATGGTATCGAAGCACCATATGTTGCAATCTGGTCAATGGGTATCAGCAAGCAATCATCCTTTAATACAATTAAAGAGTATGCTATGGAAACAGGTAGCATCTCTAACGTACAGTGGAAGTTAAAGCGTAATGGTCAGGGAACTGAAACATCTTACACTTTGATTCCTTCTGCTCCAGATAAGGAGCCTTTCAACTGGGAAAGTGTTGAGCCATATGCTCTAGAGAAGGCATTGCGTCGAGTTCCATATGCGGAGCAAGAAGCATTCTATCTAGGTTTTGATTCACCTTCATCTACATCAGCGACGAATATCGACTGGTAGTAGATGAACTACGTACCACTACACTTACATACTCACTTTTCGTTATTCGATGGTATTGGGTTGCCATCTGAATATGTAGATCGTGCTACAAAACTGGGTATGCCTGCAATTGCGATTACAGACCATGGCTCCCTTTCTGGCCACAGAGAAATGTATCGTATTGCCAAAGCAAGTGGTATCAAACCTATTCTTGGCATAGAAGGTTATATGTGTGAAGATCGCTTTGATCATAGAGATAAAAGCGAAAGAACCGATCAACTTGATATGGTTTATAACCATATAATTCTTCTAGCCAAGAATAAGGTTGGATTAGAAAACCTAAACAAACTAAATGAAATTGCTTGGACAGAAGGATATTACAAGAAGCCAAGAATAGATTTTGAAGTTTTGTCTAAGTACAAAGAAGGTATTATTGTATCTTCTGCTTGTCCAAGTGGAATCATTGCTAAGTCAATTGAACTTGGTGAACTTGGTATGGCAAAGAAATATATTAAGTGGTTTAAAGAACAGTTTGGCGATGATTATTACCTTGAGGTAATGCCACATAATGATGACTCAATAAATAGAAACATTTTATTGTTAGCCGATGAATTTAAGGTTAAGCCAATTGTTACTCCAGACTGCCACCATGTTGATCCATCACAAAAAGAAATTCAAGAACTAAAACTTATCTTAAATACATATTCCAATAAAATTCAAAAAGATGCCACATATGAAAAGTCAAAAAAGCAGGGTGACTTAATGAGGCGTTTAGACTACCTATATGGTGCAGATAGACAGATGTCGTTTAATAAGTTTGACATACATCTTCTTTCTTATGAAGAGATTCAGGCTGCTATGGAAAAGCAAGCAATCTGGAGAACTGATATTTATGAAAATACAATTGACCTTGCTAATAAGGTTGAAGACTATGAGATCCAAGATAATCTAAACCTCCTTCCAGTTCAGTATAAAAATCCAGACAAGCAATTAAAAGAATTGGCTATGGCTGGTTTGGTAGAAAAAGGTCTTGATACAAAACAAGAATATCTTGATAGACTTGAAGAAGAGTTAACTGTAATTCAAGATAAAAATTTTGGTCCATACTTCCTTGTTGTTCAAAGCATGATATCTTGGGCAAAGAAAGAAAAGATTATGGTTGGTCCTGGTCGTGGATCATCTGCTGGTTCTTTGCTTTGCTATGCACTTGGCATCACTGATATCGATCCACTAAAGCATGGATTACTGTTCTTCCGATTTATTAATCCAGAGCGTAATGACTTTCCTGATATCGATACAGATATTCAAGATACTCGTCGTGACGAAGTAAAAGATTATTTAGTAAGGCAGTATAAGCATGTTGCATCTATTGCAACATTTTTAGAATTTAAAGATAAAGGTGTTGTACGAGATGTTGCTCGTGCACTAAATATTCCATTAGTAGATGTTAATAAAGTTTTGAAATTGGTAGATACTTGGGATGAGTACTGCACATCAAAAACAACTGCATGGTTTAGAGAGAAATATCCAGAGGTAGAGCAATATGGAGAACAATTACGTGGTCGTATTAGAGGTACTGGCATACACGCTGCTGGTGTTGTCACTAGTAAAAATCCTATTTTTAGGTACGCACCGTTGGAGACACGTTCTTCTCCTGGTTCCGATGACCGCATACCTGTTGTGGCGGTGGACATGGAAGAGGCTGAGAAAATCGGACTCATCAAAATCGACGCACTTGGTCTTAAAACCTTAAGCGTTATTAACGATACATTAAATATTATCAAGGAGCGAGAGGGCACTGAGATAGATCTTTTAAGTCTTGATATGGATGATTCCAAGGTTTACCAGATGCTTTCTGAGGGGTATACAAAGGGTGTGTTCCAATGTGAAGCCACACCTTATACCAACCTACTTGTTAAGATGGGTGTAAAGAATTTAGCAGAACTTGCTGCCTCCAATGCCTTGGTTCGTCCAGGTGCAATGAATACTATTGGCAAGGACTATATTGAACGCAAGCACGGCAGACAGGCAGTAAATTATCTGCATCAAACCATGAAACCATTCACACAAGAAACATATGGGTGTATCCTATACCAAGAGCAGGTTATGCAGGCCTGTGTTGAACTTGGAGGGATGTCTTGGTCTGAAGCGGACAAGGTTCGTAAGATCATTGGTAAAAAGAAAGATGCTAGAGAATTTGATGCTTTTCGTGATAGGTTCGTTGATGGTGCTAGTAAGTTTATTAGTCCTAATCAGGCTCGTGATTTATGGCATGACTTTGAGGCGCATGCGGGTTATTCGTTCAACAAGTCTCATGCGGTTGCTTACTCTACGCTCTCGTATTGGACGGCATGGCTAAAGTATTATTATCCAATTGAGTTTATGTACTCACTACTTAAGAATGAAAAGGACAAAGATGCACGAACTGAATATCTTATTGAAGCGAAAAGAATGGGCATTAGCATTAAACTACCTCACATTAACGATTCGGATATTGATTTTAAAATTGAGGGTAAGGGTATTCGGTTTGGATTGTCGGGGATCAAGTTTATCTCTGATAAGATTGCAGAACGATATATATCGGCACGACCTTTTAAGTCTTTCGAGGAAGTTAAAGCCTTTACATTTACAAAAGGTAATGGAGTCAACAGCAGAGCGCTTGAAGCATTAAGACTTATCGGAGCAGCAACGTTTCCTGATAATCCAAGAAATGATGATGAGTTACGAGAACATCTTTATGAATATTTAGGTTTGCCAGAATTTACACAAACAGTTCCATCACATTATCACGCATTCATTAATCCAGTAGAGGACTTTGAAGAAAAGGGTTCATTTATTTTAATGGGTATGGTAAAAGGAATTAAGCGTGGCAAAGGTTGGTCTCGTGTTGAGATCTTAGATAAGACTGGAAGCATTGGAGTATTTGATGAAGAACAAACTACAATTGAGGCTGGACGAAGTTATATTGCACTCTGTTCTGATAACAGAATTGTTAGTGCTGTTCCTGTGGACGAGATAAAAGGATCTGACTCTGCTTTAGTTAGATTCTTAAACTACAGAATGTTGCCATACAAAGACGACGAGTTATTTGTGGTATCCTTTAAACCTAGGATAACTAAAGCAGGTAAAAAGATGGCTTCGCTTACTCTAGCAGATACTTCTAGAGAGTTGCATTCTGTAACAGTATTCCCTACAGCATTTGCTAAGGCATATATGAAAATAGAAGAAGGACACGCATACAAGTTTGAATTTGGCAAAACCAAAGATGGCACCGTAATATTGGAGGATGTAAATGTCGGTTAGCATTGAAGATGTATTAGCACAGTTAAACCCTAAGTTAAGAAAGAGTATATTGGTAGGAGATGAAGTTCCAAAGACTGAGTACGCAGCAACACCCAGCCACGGACTTAATCGTGCCCTAAATGGTGGACTACCATATGGAAGACAGGTATTAATATGGGGATCAAAATCATCTGCTAAATCATCTTTATGTTTGCAGACAATTGCATTAGCGCAAAAAGAAGGCAAGGTCTGTGCATGGATTGATGCCGAAATGTCATATGATAAATCATGGGCAGAGAAGTTAGGCGTAGACACATCAAAACTAATTGTTTCTCAGGCTAGAACAATTAATGAAATGGTCGATGTCGGTGTAAATCTTATGGAGGCTGGAGTAGATTTAATTGTTGTAGATTCTATTACATCTCTTCTACCTGCTATTTATTTTGAAAAAGATTCTGACGAACTTAAGCAATTAGAAAACACAAAACAAATTGGCGCTGAGTCTCGTGACTTTAGTAATGCATGGAAGATGATTAACTATGCTAATAATAAAGTTAAACCAACACTGTTTATATTAATTAGTCAGTCAAGAAATAATATTAATGCAATGTACACAAGCCAACAACCGACTGGTGGGCAGGCTACTAAATTTTATTCCTCTACTGTTGTTAAACTATTTTCATCAGAATCAGACAACCAAGCACTAAAGGGAAAGATATATGTTGGTGACAAGGCTATTGAAGAAAAGATTGGCAGAAAGGTTAGATGGGAACTCCAGTTTTCAAAAACTAGTGCTGCTTTTCAGTCTGGTGAATATGATTTCTATTTTAGAGGCGATACTTTGGGCATTGACTCTGTCGCTGATCTTGTTGATACTGCTGAATCTTTGGGCATAGTTGAAAGAACTGGAGCATGGTATGTTCTGCCAGATGGATCAAAGGTTCAGGGTAGAGATGGATTTGTTAATAGAGTAAGAGAGGATCTTGATCTACAAGATATGATTAAGAATAAGATCAGTGGATAAATACACTATCTGTGAAGGAAAGTTTCCATGCAAGACCTGTAAAAAGGAAGTAAAAACTATGCGGGTTTATCTATCTACTGGGATTGCATCTTGGATGTGTGCAGATAAGCATTTATCAGAAGTTCAATTGTTTAAGGTTGGGTATAAGAAAGTAAAAAGAAATGACTGAAAAAAATGAAAGTAAAAGGTTAGGGGCAAAGCAGCATAAAAATTCTGGTAGAAATACCAAGAAGGGTGATGCTACTTGGGCAAACTTTACTGTAGATTTTAAAGAAAACTCAAAATCTTTTACGCTTAATCAAGATGTATGGGCTAAAGCAGTTACAGATGCTATACGAAATGGCAACGACCCAGCAATTGTGGTGGTACTTGGCGAGGGTAACAAGAAGGTAAGACTTGCTATAATAGAGTTAGAACTACTAGAACAGATGGTGAATAATGGAACAGAGTAATACAACGCTTGAAATGGTCAATGGTTTGTCAGAAATAGCAGAATATATGGAGGACGAGGAGTTAACCTCTGCCCTAACATTTATTGCTAAGATAATTATTAAGCCAGATATCCCCATGAGCGTGGCTACTGTAGAAATAGTTAGACTACAGGCAATTGCAGCCAAGATGGCATTTAGGGCTACATGGATGGCTAATGTGGATAAGTCAAATAGAGGAAAGAAGAATATTTACTATACAGCAGCAGAGTCAATCAATAGTCTCGTGTCTGCTCTTAAATACATAATTAAGTGATATCTGCTATAATTAATACAAACAAGGGATAACAATGACTAAAAATTTATTGAAGCAAGTAATGATCAAGAGTCCAGAGAAAAAGCATGAATCTAAAGAAGATACAAGTTTTGTTGACGGTTTAATAGAAAAAATAGAATCTGGCTACATGACAAAAACAAAGCCAAGGTTTAGTAAAAAGACAAATTTTTCAGCATCCGCTTTAACTTATGGCGCTGGAGAGTGTCCTAGATACTGGTACCTTGCATTTGATGGACAGGTTCATTACGACAACTCTGACGCATTTGGTGTTGCAAATAGAACTAACGGAACACTTGGTCACGAAAGAATTCAGGAGGCCATCGAGGCTTCTGGACTTCTTGATGAAGATATGGAATTAGATCCCATTGAAAGAAAATATAATAAGCAAACTCATCCAGCAATGGAGTTTAGAGTTAAACTAGACGATCCACCTTTTGACGGGTATGGAGATGTCATGCTTAAGCATAATGGGGAAAGAATTATTGGTGAAATTAAAACAATAATGAATGAAGGCTTTGAATACAAAAAGAATAGTAGAAAGCCTAAGATGGGTCATCTTATGCAATTGCTAATCTATATGAAGGTTTGGAAAGTCGGCAAGGGTGTAATGATTTATGAAAATAAAAATAATCATGAGTTGTTGACTTTACCAGTAGTAGTAAACGATCATTACCGTCGGTGGGTAGACCAGGCATTTGATTGGATGAGAACAGTACACAAGTCTTGGAAGGATCGAGAGTTGCCACAAAAGCCTTATCGATCTAATTCTAAAATTTGTAAGGTGTGCCCAATCCAAAAAGCATGTGCTGAAGCAGAGGCAGGGGTAGTTAAAATTAAACCTCTGGAGTTGCTAGAAAATGAAGAGTTGTAGATGGTGCGATCATACATTTGAATCTGATGTATCTTATCAGATATATTGTTCAGAAAAATGCAGAGAGCAAGCCACTAAAGAAAAAATTGCACAAAGATATATTCAAACTAGACGACAAAAGCGTAAGGGTAAGAATAGAACTTGTAAGCAGTGTGGAGAGAAGTTGTCCATATATAACGATGAGCCGTTATGTAATCAATGTGTAATTAATCCAATAGATGTTAAAAAAGTTTTAAAACAAGTAAAGGGATTGTCAAATGACAAAGGCAAAAGAAACAGATAGATATCCAGAAGGCAACTACGGTAAAAGGCCTGGAGTAATTTGCTCTATAGATGCTAGTACTAATAATCTTGCTTTTGCAATATATTCATATAACAAATTAGATTGTTATGGAAAAATAACATTTAATGGTAGGGATATATACGAAAAGATAACTGATGCATGTAAAAAGTCTAAGGCATTGTTTGATCACTATAACTTAGTTGAGGCTATTGTTATTGAGCATACAGTCTTTATGAATAGTCCAAAAACTGCAGCAGACCTTGCATTAATACAAGGTGGAATCCTAGGTGGTGCTGGTCTATCTGGTATCCAAATTATTGGTAAGGTATCTCCAATTACTTGGCAAAATTATTTAGGAAATAAAAGATTAACTAAAGAAGAACAAATTAGGATTAGATCTCTGAATCCTGGAAAGTCAGACTCATGGTATAAATCTTATGAGCGTGAATTCAGAAAGCAAAGAACAATAAAACTATTAGATGTTATTTATGATAAGAAAATAACAGACAACGATGTTGCAGATGCATGTGGCATTGGTCACTGGTCAATAAATAACTGGAATAAGGCTATTGGATTTGACAAGGATGAGTCATGAGTGCTAAACTATATACAAGTGAGTTATGGCTTAAAAAGAGATATCACATTGATAAGAAATCTCCAGAGGCTATAGCAAAAGAATGTGGGGTAAGCGTGGAAACTATTTATGTATATCTTGCTAAGTTTGGATTAAGGAAGTCAAAGAGATGAATTTAGAGCCAGTTTTTCCAGATTCACAACAATTTAAGTGTGATGATTTATATTTACTTACAGTAGGAACAGAGGCTGGAAAAGAAATACTAGAAACCTGCCATGAAATTGCACACATGTTAGTAAAAAAGAATATTGCTTATGGCAACTCAGCCCTTGAGCCTGTACGTATATTTTCAAAGGCGGGACCAAGAGAGCAACTCCATGTTCGTATAGATGATAAGTTAAACAGACTTATGAAGGGTACAGAGTATCCAGGAGACAATGATATTGATGACTTAATAGGATACTTGGTATTGCTAAAAATAGCAAAGTCAAATGATTTAGGAACTCAGGGGGATTATCAACTTGTCAACTGAAGAAGATTTAATTAAGCATCTTGATGAAATTAATAATGTTGTAGGAGAATACCTAAAAGGAAATGATGCAACAAAGATTTCCAAAGATCTTTCAATACCAAGAACTCGTGTAGTTCAGCACATCAATGAGTGGAAGGTTATGGCATCTGCTAATGATGCTATTCGTGCTCGTGCTAAAGAAGCACTTGCAGTTGCAGACACACATTATAATAAACTAATTGCAAAGTCGTATGAGGTTATTGATGAAGCATCCATGACCAACAACCTTGGGGCAAAGACTGCAGCAATTAAACTTGTTATGGATATTGAGTCTAAGAGAATCGATATGCTACAAAAGGCTGGGCTTCTTGAGAATAAAGAACTCGCAGAAGAAATGCTACAAATAGAAAAGAAGCAAGAAGTTTTAATGGCAATTCTTAGAGACATAGCATCTGAGTACCCACAGGTTCGTGATGAGATTATGCGTAGACTTTCTGATGTTGCCAAAAAGGATGAAGTGATTACCATTGTCCATGAAGTTTGATGATTTCCTTGAGGCTTTAGCAGATAGTCATTTTGAAGAAACTCCAGTCGATGCAAAGACGTTTGTTGAGTCTCCAGAATATTTAGGTCAGCCAGGATTATCTGATATTCAGTATGACATTGTTGAGGCAATGAGTCAGATTTATCGCAAAGAAGATCTTATAAATATTATGGGAGAAGAAGAGGGGTCAAGATATTATGACAAATACACAAAGAATGAAATCATTCTACAACTTGGCAAGGGTAGCGGTAAAGACTTCACCTCTACTGTGGCTTGCGCTTATATTGTATACAAATTACTATGTCTCAAAGATCCAGCAAAATACTTTGGAAAACCATCAGGGGATGCGATAGATTTAATTAACGTTGCTATTAATGCTCAACAGGCTAAAAACGTTTTCTTTAAAGGTTTCAAATCAAAGATTGAGAGATCACCATGGTTTGCTGGTAAGTATGAAGCAAAGGTAGACTCTATTGGTTTTGATAAATCTGTTACAGTTTACTCTGGACACTCTGAGCGTGAATCTCATGAAGGTTTAAACCTTTTACTTGCAGTGCTCGATGAGATTTCTGGTTTTGCATCTGAGGTTGCAACTGGTAATGAGCAGGGTAAGACTGCTGACAACATCTACAAAGCATTTCGTGGATCAGTAGATTCTCGTTTCCCTGACCTTGGCAAGGTAGTTCTTCTATCATTCCCACGCTATAACGGAGACTTTATTTCTGAGCGGTATGAAGCAGTAATTGCTGACAAAGAAGTAGTAAGTAAAACACATAGGTTTATAATTAATCCACTACTTCCAGAGGATGATAAGGATAACTGGTTTGAGATTGCATGGGATGAAGATCATATTAAGTCATATAAATACCCTGGAGTTTTTGCTATTAAAAGACCTACATGGGAAGTAAATCCTACAAGACAGGTAGACGATTTTAAAATTGCATTTATGACAGACCTTGGTGACGCAATGATGCGTTTTGCCTGTGTTCCTACATATGCATCAGATGCCTTTTTTAAACAAGCAGATAAGGTTCGTGCTTGTATGACATCCAGAAATCCACTGGATCAATTCAGAAGATTTGAAGAAAACTTTAAGCCAGACCCAGATAAAGTTTATTATGTTCATGCTGACCTTGCACAGAAACACGATAAGTGTGCTGTTGCAATTGCACATGTTGAGAAGTGGGTAAATGTTCAGGTAATTAAAGACTATGAGCAGATATCGCCTATTGTTGTTGTTGATGCTGTTGCATGGTGGGAGCCAAAGGTAGAGGGTCCAGTCAATCTTTCAGAGGTAAAGCAGTGGATACAAAATCTACGCAGACTTGGATTTAATATAGGGTTAGTTACTTTTGACCGTTGGCAGTCCTTTGATATCCAGAATGAGTTGCAGGCAGTGGGCATGAGAACAGAAACAGTTTCTGTAGCCAAGAAGCACTACGAGGATATGGCTATGCTTGTATATGAGCAAAGACTAGTAATGCCTGCTATCGAACTTTTGTTTGAAGAACTAACAGAACTTAAAATTATGAAAAATGACAAGGTCGATCACCCACGCAAAAAATCTAAGGACCTTGCTGATGCTGTGTGTGGATCTATCTTTGGTGCGATATCCTATACACCCAGAGATCAAAACCTTGAAGTCGAGGTTCATACATTTAGGGGACAGCCCCGCAGAGTTGACACGCTCCCTGAGAACGTGATACAATATAAACCTAACCAAATAGAAGATATAAAAGACTATCTGGATAGACTAAAAACACTATAAACAATGAATAAAAGGAGAAAAATGAATTCATTCAAGAAAATCGCACTAGCCGTGGTTGCAGCCATGACTTTGGGCATGGTCGCCGTAGCACCTGCAAATGCTACAGTAATGACAGTAGCGGTAACGCTAGATGGAACAGCAAATACAACTAATGGTGTAATTGCTACCCCTGCCACATTGCCAGTACCAGCAGATAACACAATTGATGCAGCAGATGCACTACGCTTTGTAGCAACAGTAGCAGCAGGAACATCAGTAACTGCAACTGCAACTAACGCAACAATCGTATCTGCACTACACACATCAGCAGCACCAGTAGGAGCATCGTCAGGATCATCATCTTTGACAATTGCAACAGGTACTGGAACAACTGCAACATTTTTTGTCTACACAAAGACAACAGCAATTGGAACCGTTGTAATTAACAATGGTGGAACAACTCTTACATACTATGTACAGGGTACTGCTGGCAAGATCAATAACCTAACAGTTTCAGCACCTACAGCAGGTGCAGCAGGAACTAAGCAGGATATCGTTGTAACTGCAACAGATGCATTTGGCAACAAGGTATCTGGCAAGTCAATTACAGCAACCGTATTTGCTTCAACAGCAGTTATGGATACAGCAACAGTAACAACTGGTGCTACTCTAACAGACTTTGGAACAGCAACCTTTAAGGCTACTCTTCCAACAACAGGAACACGCTCACTAATTACTTTTGCACCAACAACATCATCAGATGCAGTTGCAGCAGCAGTAGTTGGTTTGACTGCTCCAACACTTGCACCATTCGCAGAGATTGCAGTTCGTGATCTAGTATCAGAACTTGCTGCACAGACTGCTGCAAAGATTGCTGCAGAGAATGCTCTTGCTGCTGCCGTTGCTAAGGCTGCAGCCGATGCTGCTGCTGCAAAGGTTGCTTCAGATGCAGCACTTGCTGCTAAGAATGCAGAACTTGCAAAGTTCAAGGAAGACACAACAACAGCAGTTGCTCAGGCAAAGGCTGCTTCAGATAAGGCACTTGCAGATGCAAAGGTTGCACATGATGCAGCAATTGCCAAGTTGACTGCAGATAACGCTGCAGCAATTGCTTCTTTGAAGAAGTCATTCAATACACTTGCAAATCGTTGGAACAAGAAGAATCCACGAGCAAAGGTTACACTGATTAAGTAATTAATCAAATAATGGGGGGGGTGGGGAAACCTGCCCCCCTTTTTGTTTTGAGGTGATATAATTGAGTATGTTTGATTTAATGGAAAACGCAAAGCAAAACAGTAAGGTTCTGACTGTTGAAAAATACCATACATCAGAAATCACATGGGAAGATGTGGCAAAATTTTTATATAGTGAATCACTTATACCAAATGAAATACTTAAGGATAGAATTTTAAATCAAGGTGGTTCCTTTAGAGGCAATGTTGAAATTCAATCAGGGCTATGGTTTGCTCCGCAAGGAAGGAAATCAATATTTAGTCATTTTAAAGGTGTAACTGAATTACTATACAAATTAAATAAATCTGTAGACAACACTAATTGTGATTATTATGAAGCCAAGCCATGTAATTGTAAGAGTGATTGGCACCTGCAGGGAATAAGAATATCAATGACTGATAAGATTACTGGCTATCATGCAGATACTGTTGATGCAATTTTTTGGCAAATACTTGGAACATCTTTGTGGGAAGTAGATCAAGAAGAAACTTATGAATTAAAGCCAGGAGATATAGTTTATTTGCCTACCGAAACAGAACATAAGGTTTGGGGAGTTGGCCCAAGATTAGGGCTTATAATTGACAATCTTAATACTAAATATTTAAAATAAAAATGCTATAATTATCCTATTAATTGTGGAGGCTGAAAGGATAATTAAAAGATTAACACGAATAACACTTGCAACCTTCTTAGCCTTTGGTTGGCTCTTAATAGCCCCCACAGAGGCTCATTCTGACGACCCTCTAACTGTTGCAGCCCAAGAAATACAGGAACTTAACGATAGCGTAGACGATCTTGGCTACCAAGATGACTTTATAGATCTTATAGAGATAGCAGAAAATAAGTTTGCCTCAGCCACAAATGCGAAGGAACTTAAAGATGATGCCTATGATGCCCATGAAGATGCAGTAGAAGCAGAAGCCACAGCCTTAGAAGCAAAGAACCTTGCCCAGTCAAATGTGGATGGTCAGACAGCCACAGTAGCCTTGGCCCTTGAACATAAAGACAACGCTCTTGAAGAAAAGAATGATGCTCAAGATGCACTAAGCATAGCCAATATTAATGTTCAAACCACACAGTCTAATATGCAGGCTGCTGGAGGAACAGGGTTAGCCTATACGGTTTATACTCTTGTCAGACAAGGAAATGTCGCTACCCCAGGATCTGTGCTTTGTTCTGGCACCTGGAACTCAAGCCACATGCAACTACCAGTTTGTGGTAACAGATACGAAAACTTTATAGTTAAGTTCACTGGTCAAATAACAGTACCGTCCTGGTTCACATCAACATATTTTGCAGGATATACAGATGATGGATTTAGAATGTATGTAGACGGAAATCTTGCTGTTGACAATTGGGTAGAGCAAGGAACTACTTGGAGCGATTATTCACCAGTATATGATGTTAGCGAAGACAAAACATTGAGTGTAGAGATTTGGTGGTATAACGGTGGAGGACCAGGCTCCTATCATCTTGGTTGGGCTATACCTGGTGGATGGACTGGAGCAGGATGTGATTATTCTGGAAATCCAAGAGTCTGGGGACAAAATTTTAGTTGTAATCTTAATACATTTTCTTCTGGATCAGGACCAACTCAATCACAAATAAATGCTTACAATGATGCTGTTGCAGCACAGGCTATAGCACAAACAAACTATAACAATAAATTGGCAGTATACAATGACAAACTAAGCGTATACAACTCTGAAAATTCAACACTGTCATCAATGAACCAGGTATTGCAAACCAAAACACAGGAACATCTTGATGCCGTTGCAGATACAGAAGATGCTTTAGAATTGAAAAATAGCAGAATAGAAATATATAATCAGTCAATAATTGATTTAAATAATGCTATTAGTGATGCATGGGAATATTACTACGAACAATCACAGAGAGAACTTAATGCTGCTATTGCTCAAGCAGCAGCCAATGCTGCAGCCAATCAGCCGACCCCAGAACCCACACCAGAACCTTCTCCAGAACCAACTGAAGAGCCAACAGATGAACCAACTCCAGAGCCTTCACCAGACCCTACAGATGAGCCAACTGAAGAACCTACACCAGAGCCATCTCCAGAGCCTACAGTAGACCCTACAGATGAGCCTACACCTGAACCTACCCCAGAGGTTACACCAGATCCAGAACCAACTGAGGAGCCAGTCGTAGACCCAACAGAAGAGCCAACTCCTGAACCACAACCAGAACCAACCCCAGAACCAGAACCAACAAATAATCCTGAAATAGAAGATGAAGAGTTGGTTGAACTTATTCCTGAAAAGGGTACAGGAACAGCAGAAGATTTATCTGGAGTTATTGCAAACCTTACAAGCAAAGATAATAAGTTAGTTGTTTTATCACCTGAGCAAGTAGCAGCAGTTAGCCAAACACTGAAGGCTTTGACTCAGGAAGCAAAGGCAGAGGTAGCACAAGATTTAGGTATCAAGTCATCAGAAGTTGAAAAGATTGCAGAGGCAATGAAATCTGACCCTGCCATTGCTACAGCGTTTGTAGAGTTTGAAAGCAGAGCAGCAGAAGCGGGGGATTCAGCAATGCCATTCACATTGGCAGACGCTATTACTGAAGTACAGACAGAAGCATTTTTGGCAGACCCACTTGGAACATTAACAGATATAGACTTTGATAAATTATTAAGCCCTACAGATTGGGGTAAAGATATGACAGATGACCAAAGAGAGAAGGTTCAAGAGGTGGTCATTCCTGTTATTTTGGTAGGAAATATTGTTAGTTCAGTTATGTCACTAAGGAGGTTATAATATGAACATGATTAAGAAGATAGTTAAAGGACTCTTTAAGTGGTTTAAGGCTGCTGTAATTGAGAGTATTGCCCAGATATTTACCATCCTTGGCTTCTTTATTGCTTGGCTTACCCTTACAGGTACCGCCCAGCAGGTAGTGGGGGTAGCCACATTAATATCAATTGCCCTGTGGCTTATTACCATCCCGCTTCGTGAAGATAAAGAATAGTTGGTATAATACAAGTATGAAGATCCGTAATATTTTTTTATCGTGTATACTTGTATTAGGCCTTGGTGGCTGCGGGTATGACGGTCACTATCGCTATCCTTGCCAGGATCCAGTAAACTGGGAAAAGGCAGAATGTAAGCCACCACTTTGTGAGGCTACAGGAACTTGTACAAAAGACTTGATAGGAAAACAGGATGAGTAAGCAAAGATTAACACCGCAGGATCTTGATGCACGACTAAAGTTTATTCTTGGTTGTACACTTGGAGCAATTTTATTATTTACAGCGTTAGGTATTTTATACGCACTTATATTCGTAACACAACCAATTGGAGCACAATCAGAAAATGATAAAATGTTTTTCAATGTGCTTGGTTCAGTTGCTACATTTATCACAGGAACACTTGCAGGACTATTAATTGGTCAAAGTGGTGCTAAAGATATTATGCAAGCACAGATAGATAATAAAAAAGTAGATTCAGAAGTTAGAATGGCAGAAGATAAACTTGATGCAGAGTTAGATGAAGTAAGAGCAAGACTTGCTGCCAAACCAGACGGTGCAATGCCAGCAGAGCAACCAGTAGATACTAATTGGGATAAGGAGTAAGCAATGGCACAAGATGATTTTCCAGTACCAGCAGCAACAGAGAAGGCTCCACAAGGAACTGCTGCTCGTCTTATTCAAGTTGCTAAATCTCAGGTAGGCTATATAGAAGGTCCAAAAGATAACGAAACTAAGTACGGTGCTTTTATGAAAGCAAATTTCCAACCATGGTGCGGAAGTTTCGTAAACTGGTGTGGGTCAGAATCTGGCGTAAAGATTCCTAATACTGTCTACACTCCAAGTGGTGCACAGGCTTTTAAGAAGGCTAACTCATGGATTGATGGAGATTTAGCAGATCCAGAGCCAGGAGATATCGCCTATTTTGATTTCCCATCAGATGGCGTCGATAGAATTTCTCACGTAGGAATTGTTATTGAAGATAACGAAGATGGAACTGTATGGTGTATTGAAGGAAACACTTCTTCAAAGAAATCAGGAAGCCAAAGAAATGGTGGAGAAGCCTGTAAGCAACTTCGTGCTTTTAAGAAAAATAAAGCAGGAGTTCAAGTTTCTATCGTAGGGTTTGGTCGTCCTAAGTTTGGCGGTAAAGCAGCAGCAAAATCCACTACAAAATCTGAGCCTAATAAGACTGTTAAGAATACTAAAACATGCTCAGAATGTGGCCAAACAATCAAGTAATTGACACATTTTTACTTTAATGCTATACTGAATAGTAAATATAGGAAGGCATATCATGACTTGTATTGCTGTTGTACGTCACGAAGATAAAGTCTATATGGCTGGAGATCGTGGAGCATCAGATGATGGCACTATTCTAGCACTTGAGGCACCAAAAGTTTGGAAGATAGGTCCGTACCTTATTGGATATGCTGGATCAATGGACGGAGAAAGAATCCGTTACAACTTTAAACCAACTGCTCCAAACATTAAAGACACAGATAAGTTTATGCAGACTAGATTTATTAAAGAACTAAAAGAATTTTATAATGAGTTCTGGGTTGATACATCTAAAGATGGAGACCTTGGTTTGATTATTGCTATTCGTGGTGAGATATATGAGCATAGTTCTGCAGATATGTCTTTATCTAAATATACACTTCCATACCTTGCTATGGGTTCTGGTGCAGAGTATGCTTACGGTGTCTTGTATGCAACAGATAAACAAAAAAATGCAAGAAATCGTGTGCATTCTGCTGTAAGCGCAGCAATAAAATTTTCTCCATCCTGTATGGGGCCTATTGACATAGTAAGCATTTAAGGATATACTAGAGGTATGAATCATATGGGTATGGAAGATCTTTCTCCAGAGGAGCAAGAGTTTGGTATCTGGTTACAGAACGGCATTGAGAGAGGCTGGATTAGTGACCCTTATTGCCACACGCATGACGGTGGCTATCAGTATATGAGTCAAGAAGAAGTAGAAGAATGGGAAGCAGGAGGCGACCCATGCGAACACGTAATAAGAATATTCATTTAACAGAAAGGTAATACAATGAAAAAACTACTAACAACACTACTATCACTAACCATTGCTTTGGTACCACTACAGGTGGCACAGGCAAACGATCAAAAGGTTCTTGCCATTATTGATACTACTATTGATTCTAGCAAGATTCCATCAGTTATCTATGAAGCATGTTTTGCACAGTCTGGGGCTAATACATCTTGCCCTAATGGATCTGGATTTATGGAGGGTAAAGGGTCTGCAAACTTACAAATAGTTCCAGCAAAAGGATCATTAAATAATTTTAGTCATGGTACAACTATGACACAAACAGCACTTCTTACTAGTCCAGAGGTTAAGATTGTTTTTGTAAGAATTGCCCATATCACACCGAATGGATCTATGGGAGTTAGCAACCCAGAATCTATTTCAAAGGCAGTAGACTGGGTGTCTAAGAATGCTTCAAAGTATAGTATTGATGCGGTATCAATTAGTCAATCCTTTACTACCGCAACCAACCTATTACGATGTACAAATGATACAACTATCATTAATGCAGTATCCTCACTAAACAATCAGTCAGTTCCAGTTTTTGCTTCTACAGGAAACGATAGACTAACTAATAGAGTTGGCTTCCCATCTTGTGTTAATGGCGTAATTGGAGTTGGTGCTTTGGCCTGGTCAAAAAATACTAAGTTGCCAACAGACTATACAATTATGAGTCCTGTAACTAATAGAGGTCCTGGGCTAGATGTTGTTGCACAAGGAGAACAACAAATTGGATCGGTACAGCATACTGGTACATCTATTGCAAGTGTTATTGCAGCATCTTTATATGTAAATAAAAATACAGATAGAAATGTTAATAATTTTATTGGTACTTTTTCAAAGGTGCTAACATATCCATACATTTCTAAGTAATAGTATAATAGTCCTAGGCAAGACTAAAAACTGCCTACAATAAAAATAGGAGAAAATAATGGAATCAAAAAAGAAAAGTTTGCTAAAAACAATTAGTTGGCCATTTGTGCATTTTACTTTTGTTTCTGGAATAATTTATTTCGTTCTAAAGTATTACACTGGGGAAGCAGAATGGGAATATGTAGGTCTGTATGGACTATCATACCTAACGCTAGAAATGACTTTTTTCTATCTTCATGAAAGAATTTGGGCAAGGTTTGGCAAGAAGGTTAAGTAATGCGTATTAAAATTATTAGATTTATTGTTAAGGCATTAGGGTATGAACTGAGCAACGCTCCAAGAGGGATTCAAACCTGGCAATTAAGAAAGAAGAAGTAATGCCTTCATATGAATATGACTGTATGCCTTGTGCAAAACGGTATATTAAAGAAAGATCTATAAAGGAAAGCGACCCAGGGTACACCTGCGAAACTTGCAATGCTACCCTGGTTCGTGTATACTCTAATGTAGGAGTTACATTCAACGGCTCTGGTTTTTATCAAACTGATAATAGAAAGGTATAATATGTTTAGTATGCTCAAGAATAAGGAAGAAGAGAAGGTATGGCTTCTTGATGCCAATGATCGCTGTGACAGATGTGCTGCTCAGGCGTATGTTAAGGTTGTTGGTAAGTCTGGGTCGTCCCTTTTGTTCTGCGGACATCACTACAATAAGGCAATGGATAATGCAATTGGATATGACAATATGATGAAGTTTGCCTTAGAAATTCTTGATGAACGAGATAGACTAATCGAAAATAGATCAGAAAATTAATTAGAGGATAACAATGAATATCTTGGGTAAAGATTACGAAAAGGTGCTCTATGTTCACATACCTAAAACTGCTGGGTCGTCTATCACTAAAGTATTGCAGGACAATAATTTAGATAATTGGATAAGAGCATATCCAAGGCACCACGATCCATATTTTTATTTAGCACAGGCAAACAATGTTGATGATAAGGTATTTTCATTTTCTACCATACGAAATCCTTATACTCGTACATATAGTTCTTTGCATCAATATAATAGAGCAAACAAAACTAATCTATCATTTATGGAATATCTTAATAATATATTAGAAAAGAGAATATCCAAGATCAGCCCTTTGATACATCTGCCACAAGCGTGGTATGTAACAGATTCAAATAATAATATATTAGTAACAAAGTTATATAGGTTTGAAAATATTAAAGAGTTAGAGCAAGATCTTAACTGGGAGATAGGCTCATACCATATAGGAAATTACACTAAAGATATGTATATAGAAGCATATACAGATGTTGCAATAGATATTGTAAAAAAGTTTTATGCAATAGACTTTTCTCTATTTGGATATTCTACCAACTTCGAAGAGACATTGGAGCAAAGATGAGAAAGTCAGAAGAAGATTTTAATGTAAAAAAGCATGCCGAATATGATGTTTCAGAATTGCATGATTATGTAAATAATTTTTCAGATGAGTGGTTGCTGGACACAAGCAGACAAAATAGACCAAATACGCCACACACACAAACTAACACATACTATATTTATACTAGCAGTATTCACTGGAAGCATATGGAAAAGTTCGTCACTAATAAAATATCTCAAGACGAAAAACTACTACAACTAGTAGAGCCAATAGTCAAAGATTTAGAAAGAATACATAATGGTGTTCGTGGCAATGTGCTTTTAATTAAACTTAAGGCAAAAGAAGATGTTGCTATGCATGAGGATACTGGGGATTACTTGATGATGTCCCGCAGAAACCATGTGCCAATCATTACTACTGGAGATGTAGTATTTGGAGTTGGATCTGAACGCATTAGTATGAAAACTGGCGAATGTTGGGAAATAAATAATTACAGATTTCACTGGGTAGATAACAACAGTGAAATAGATAGAGTTCATTTATTGATAGACATCATGCCATACGAGATCATAGGAGATAATCATGTACGAATATAGAGTAAAAAAGTTAACTAATGTAGTAGACGGAGATACAATTGATGTCGAGATCGACCTTGGTTTTAATGTGTCGTATGCACAAAGAGTTCGTTTGGCTGGTATAGATACTCCAGAATCAAGAACTACAGATAAGGCTGAAAAAGTATTGGGTCTTGAATCTAAAGAGTACTTGAAATCAAAGTTAAAAGATGCTAAACTTATAGTAATTAAAACAGAAAAGCCAGACTCTTCTGAGAAGTATGGTCGTATTTTAGGGTGGTTATATGTTGATGGAAATACTATTTCTGTTAACGATCAGATGATTGAGGACGGATATGCGTGGGGTTATCTTGGAGATACCAAGGTAAAAGATTTTTCTGCTCTTGCCAAGCAAAGAGAAATTACAAAAAAGAAAGCAAAATAAATGGATGCTAGAACTAATGCTTTAGTAGAGCATTTGGTTTTACAGGGCGGTATCGAAATCGAAGATATTGATATTGAAACTGGTGAAACATACTACACTATAACCGATAAGTTAAAAGATATGGCTCCAGAGTTATACAAGGAATTAGATGATCAGTTTAAACATCATCTTTTTGTTCTTGGTAAGCGTGGTCCAGAGTCAATGGTTTGGAGAATAAGGGGTTAAAATGGAGATAGAAGATTTAATTTTAAGTGGTGCAATAGAGCCAGCAGGGGTAGATCCTGAGACTGGTGAAATGCTATATAATTTTACGGATAAGTTAAAAGATGTTAGCCCTCTTTTACATCAAGAGGTAAATAATGCTTTTAATTCTCATGTTATGAGACTGTGGGAGTTAGGAATGGTGAGCATGGACGTTACTGCTAAAAATCCACTGGTTCAGTTAACAGAAAAATCTTTTGATCCTGATTTAATATCTCAGTTAAATGATGAAGAACTTTATACGTTAAAGGAAATTAAGAGAAACTTATTAAGACAGTAGTATAATTGTCCTGGTGATACAATGGAATATATTATAGGATTTTTATCTGCTATTGTTTTTGTATATTTTCTTGTCCGTATTCAAAATAAATATGATGTACTAAGGGTAAGGCTAAAATTTTCTAAGGCTACTCAGAGTAGGAACCATTATTTATTTGAAAGGGATGTTGATGTTGTACAGAAAAAGAAAAAAGAAGTAAATAGGCAATCTGCAAAACATGATAAAAATGTCAATATCAGGGTAATAATCATGGACAATCAGGCCTATTGGATTAAAGATAATGTTTTTTATACTGCAGAACTTAACCATGGTATTGTTGATAAGGAAACTACAAAAGAAGTTGACACAATGACCATGAATAAGGTACAATTAGATAAAATGATATTCATCATTGATAGATTAAGAGAAGAGGCTTTTGATGATCGTTGGGGTTCAGGGTACTAGTGGTTTTAGTGACTACCAAGTTTTTCTTCGTGCCGTAGGCGTTGCTTTATCAAGTATGGCCGAAGATGACGAATACTTTTATATATACACTGCTGGTCCAGCAAATGTAAATAAGATGGTTATGGAGTTTGTAAATGTTTCTGAAAAAGGAATGAAGTCCCGTGGTAAAAAAATTAAAATGTTTAAGGTAGCACCACAGTGGATGTCAGAAAATATTTTAGATATTAATTATTTTGTATTTTTATCAAAGCCAAAAGAAAATGCATCAAAGTTAGTAGCACAAGCACAATTAAATAATATCGAAGTCGGAATATTTCAATACTAGGAGAAAAATGATAGTAAAAGAATTAGAGCAAATGGAAAAAATTGTATCCAAAAATAGGAATTTGTTTTGGGATGGATGGACTGTAGTTAGTATATATAAATCTGATAAGGCTAAAACATCAAAGAGCGGAATGTATGTAAATGGTAACTGGTGTATGTCAAAAAGATTTGAGCCGAATAGGAATGGTTGGGATATTCCAGAAAGGCTAGTGCTGGGGTATGCACAAACTTAAATGGAAAGACGATGCTTCTTGTTTAGATTATGATACAAATTTATTTTTTGAGAAATACGAAGAAGAAGAGTTATTAAGACCAGCAATTGATGCCTTGTGCATTGAGTGTCCAGTAATACAAACATGCTTTGCTGTAGGTGTATCAAGCAAAGAATACGGTGTTTGGGGCGGTATTTATTTGGAAGCAGGAGCAATCTCAAAAGAGTTTAATAGCCATAAAACAGAAAGTGATTGGGGCAATACATGGAAGCACCTTACCACTGAAGAAGACTACAAATGAATAACAAAGAGTATTTAGATTTTATAAGAAAAAAGAATAAAGAAATCTTATCAAAATGTTATTATTGTGATGGTTTTGCCATAACTATAATTGCTGATGGTTATGCCATTAAGCCTGTCTGCAAAGAGCATGATAGTCGATCATTTGATATAATGGAAGAAGACATTAACACAATATTCGAGAAACAGAGGGACTTTGAATGATTATTCAGATTATAGGTCTTCCAGGATCAGGAAAGACTGAACTGGCAAAGGCACTAAAGGAACGCATTAATGCTATTCATCTAAATGCAGATGAGGTTCGTGCTACAGTAAACTCAGACCTTGGCTTTAGTCATGAAGATAGAATTGAACAGGCAAGAAGAATGGGTGAGATGGCTCGTCTTATTGCAAAGCAGGGGGTCGCTCCAGTAATTGTTGACTTTGTTTGTCCTACAGAATTAACTCGTGCAGCATTTGGAAAGCCAGATATTTTAATTTATATGGAAACAATTGAAGAGGGTAGGTTTGAAGATACTAACAAGATGTTTGAAACCCCAACCAATTTTGATATGGCTTTTATTAGTCACGAGTGGGATCCAAACGAAAAGGCAACAGAGATAATCAAACAATTTAATTTGCATGACTGGTCTGCACCTACAACATTGATGCTTGGCAGGTACCAGCCTTGGCATGAAGGCCACCACGCTCTATACAAAGAGGCGGGTAAAAGAACAGATCAGGTACTTCTTGGAGTACGTAATACATACAATACAAGTGAGAAAGATCCACTTAAGTTTGATCAGGTAAAAGAATATATTGCCAAGGACGACTTTATGGATGGGGCATTAGTATTAAGACTACCTAACATTACCAACATTGTATATGGCCGTGATGTAGGATATAAGATTGAGCAAGTAGATTTGGGGGCAGACATTCATGCTATATCGGCTACGCAAAAGCGTAAAGAGATGGGTATCTAAGGTTTGGAAAGTAATTAGTAAAGGCCCTGACAATATGGAGTGGCCAGCATGAATGTATCCAAACAAAGATCAGCACTAAAGGCCATTACATGGCGTATAATTGGAACAGCAGATACATTTGCTATTGCTTGGCTTATAACCAAAGAGCCAGTTACAGCAGGTGCAATCGCAAGTTTCGAGGTAGTTACAAAAACAATCCTTTATTACTTCCATGAGCGTGGTTGGAATAAAGTTAAATGGGGTAGAAAATAATGTATACAGATTCTATGCGTAGAGCATTTAAGTCCTTAGATCATTTTTGCCCTAAAGGCTTTAGTTTAGAGTTAGTGGATAATGATAGTTTTATTACTGTTCGTGCATCAGAAAAATCTTTTATGTCACTATTTGACGAAGATAAGCGTCGTGCTGTAGAATATATGATAAGAGTCAAAAAGGCACTTGAGGATAATGGAGCAATTGTCCTATTAGTTCGTGAAGGCGGTAAAGAATAATGCAAACATTTTTACCATCAGCAAATGCAGCAACCTCTGCTCGGTTTCTTGATAGCAAGCGTTTAAACAAGCAAATACTTGAGTGTTACCAAATACTTAATGTCTTGTCTGGTAAGTCTAAGGGTGGTGGCTGGCGAAATCATCCAGCAGTTCTTATGTGGAAAGGCTATGAGCGTGGCTTATGGCAGTATGTTCAGGCTATGATTCGTGAGGCTAAGTTGCGAGGTATTCGTACAGAAAACAATGAAGCCAATCTCAATACTTTAAAAGACTTGTGTTGGGATATTTGGGGAGATAATCCTCCATCTTTTTGGAATGATAAAACTAAACTTATGCGTGTAGTAACAACACACAAGGCAAGTCTATTTGATAAAGATCCTATATTCTATTCAAGGTTTGGTTATGCAAAGCATAGCATTTACAACAGTCCATGCTGCTCTAAGTGCAAGTATTATTGGGTAACACATGAGGGTAGAAATGCTTGAGTTTGCTATATTTTTAATTTTTTTTACTCTAATAACTATACTATCAATAATCATTGTAAGATTAAAAAATGTAAACTTGCAATTAGTTATTGCAATAGATCAGGCAATTGCAGATATTGAAGTTTTGAGTTTGCGATCTAATGAAACGCCTACTGAAAAAGAACACCTTTTGTCATTTTTAAATGAAACTCGTGACATTGCATACAAATATATAGAGGAGGTTCATACTGCTTTATTAGAATATAAAGAAGAAATTGAGTATGACTTAAATAATCCAAGTGAACTATCTATACATAGACTTAAAAATGCTTTTAAAAAGTTAGAAAAAATATATCCAAAGGACATTCCAAATGATTAATGCAAGAGGAATACCTACAGCAAACTGCCCTGAATGTGGATGCGATCTTTTAAAGGTTAATGTAAAAATTGATCCAATAGATTATGAGATAGGGCTATATACATTGGACGGTGAGTGTGCTAAATGTGGTGCCCTGGTTACTGTTGCCACCCCACTTGACCATCCTGATTTTCAAAAAGGAGAAAAATGAAAGAGATTATATTCTCAGTTTTAACTGGTTTTGGCTGCGGTTTGGTGTTTGCAATCTTTAAACTACCAGTTCCAGCCCCACCAGTGTTTGCTGGAGTTGCTGGTATAATTGGACTATGGCTCGGATACGATGTCATAACAAGGTTCATATCCTAGGAGGAATAAAATGAAACTTAAAGAAAAACAAAAGAAAATGCTAGAGACTTATGTTGCATCATTTGGTGTTGCTGTAGCACAGTCATATCAGGCTAACAGCGATCTTGGAATAGATGGCTTACTAATTGCAGGTTTAATTGCAGTAGTAGGACCAGCGATAAGAGCGATCAATCCAAAAGATCCTGCGTTTGGTTGGGTAGCAAATGTGGCTGATGCAGAACTTAAGAAGTTGGCTAAGAAGGCTGAAACAAAGAAGAAGGCTCCTGCAAAGAAGTCTGGCGGTGGCGGTAAGCCATCACAAATGGCATAATAGCCTTATAAAAGGAATAGGGATGGGTTGTTGACATCCCTATTTCTAATAAAAGTAAAAGGATAAAGCGTGATAATTAAATATTATTTTTATAAAATTTTTAAAAAAATAAAAAAAGTTATTTTTTTTAAAAAGAAAAAAGACACAAACAGAGAGTTTATATACTAAATGATTATACTTGGAATTAATGAAACATCACATGATGCTTCTGTGTCTTTAATTAAAGATGGTGAAATACTATTTGCTGGTCATGCTGAAAGATATTCTAAAAACAAAAATGATTGGTATAACAATAAAGATATTTATTCCGATATGCTTAATTATGGAACTCCAACACACATAGCATACTATGAGCATTCTCAACTTAAAAGATCACGTATATTATTAAGAGGTGGGGCAGCAGACTGGAAGCCTAAGATTCCTATGGATCTTCCAGTAAAATACTTTAGTCATCACTACTCCCACGCATGTGCTGGATACTATACAAGTAAGTTTAATGACGCAGTAATTGTTGTGCTAGATGCTATTGGCGAATACAATACTTCAACTATATGGGTTGGAGAAGGCAGCAAGATTAAGCCAATTAAAAAGTTTAACTACCCGTTTAGTTTTGGTTTATTTTACTCTGCATTTACTCAACTTGTAGGGTTGAAGCCAAATGAAGAAGAATATATTCTTATGGGAATGGCTGGGTATGGAGATCCTGAAAGATATTTCCACAAAGTAAAAGATTATTTCCCATCAATGTCTCAACAAAAATATAACTTTCATAAGGGCATTATTGATTGGGATGAGCCTATTGGACAACAGGAAAAATTTGATATTGCTGCTGCCGTTCAAAAAGTATATGAGCAAAGGCTTATGGAATTTATGCGATATGCAAAAGCCAAAACAGGAAAAGAAAATCTTGTCTTTATGGGTGGGTGTGCACTTAACTGTTCTGCAAATACAAAGTTATGGGATATATTTAGTGATATTTGGATTATGCCAAACCCTGGCGATGCTGGAAGTTCTTTGGGCGCAGCAGCAGCCTTGTACGGTAAACATTTAAATTGGCAATCACCTTATCTTGGCTATGATCTTGGTGGAGATTACCCAGTTCAGAAAATTCTGGACGGTATATTTGAAGACGGAATCGTAGCAGTAGCAACAGGTAGAGCAGAATACGGTCCAAGAGCATTAGGAAACAGATCTATCTTGGCTGATCCAACAGATCCAGACATCAAGAATAAGGTTAATTTAATTAAAAAGAGAGAGTTATTCAGACCATTTGCCCCAGTAGTTATGGCAGAACATGCATCAGAATGGTTTGATATGAATTATGAATCTCCGTATATGCAGTATGCTGTCAAATGCTTGAAGCCTGACCTAATACCATCAGTAGTTCATGTGGATGGTACTTCTCGTGTTCAAACAGTAACAAAAGATCAGCACCCTGGACTATATACTTTATTAGAAAAATTTTACTCAGTAACTGGTGTGCCTATATTATTAAATACAAGTTTAAATATTAAGGGGCAACCACTATTAAATGATATGAATGATGTAAAGATTTTTAATGAAATTAATAGGTTTAATATAATAACATGACGAGTAATAGAAATCTTTTTGAGTTTGATAATCTGTTTTCACGATCCTTAAAGTCGATGGGTGGCAAAATTCAAGAAGGACCATGGCCTATAGATACTGATCGTTTAGAGGTATTGTATACTCACAATTCTTACGGCTATAGGTGTGAAGAATTTAATAACCAGGAAGTTTTAATTTTAGGATGTTCTTATACCAGAGGTGATGGACTACCATTAGAAGTAACATGGCCACATATGCTTGCTAATAAAATGAATAAACCTTATATTAATTTAGCAAAAGGTGGAGATGGAATGCAGGCTCAAGTTTTTAAGGCATTTCAATTTTTTAGAGAGTTCCATAATCCAAAATATATTTTTGGACTTTTTCCTTTGACAAGATTAGAAATGCCATATGTAAAGGATGTATTTGCTGTAGATAAAAATCCTAAAGTAGTTGATGTTAATGGAAAATATATTCAGAATGTTTTTATTTCAAATAGAAAAATTGAAAAATTTTCAAAATTACCACATAGTATTGATGAAATCTTGCCAGAAGAGGCTGCAATATTTTATAACTTAATGTTTATACAAATGTTAGATCAGTATTGCAAAGCAAATAATATTAAATTTTTATGGACAGTTTATAATGATTTAGAATATAAAGGAAACAACAGTGATTTGCTAAATAAACTTAAGTTAGATAGTTATTTTAGTGAGCCGTCTCTCAACTGGAGCGACTACCCTATTGAGCATGATCAATGTCACGCAGATCTTTCTAATGATCAATTCTTTTACTATGCTGCAGACTCTATGGAGCAACCTCTGAAACTATCGCAACAGTACCTTGATATTTATCGTCCTACGGGTGGTCATGGTCATTGGGGCTTTCACAAACATATTCACCTTGCAGATACTATATATAATCTAATATAATTATGCGTTTTTGATATCATTCAAAATAGCATCAGCCAAACCCTTATCAAAGTGGGCATGTCCAGCAGAAAGACGATCAAATTGAGGGGCTAACAAATTAACAATCCTATTTTTTGTTGCCTGAATAATCTGATGCACCATGATTTCTGCTTGCTGTTCTGTGGTAAGTTCTTCATTCATAATCTAATTCTATCATAACCTATGCTATACTATTTA